AAACCCAAACACACGTGGGGACATCTACAACGCATATACCAGCGCAGGACAAAGCCTTACGGCTCTTGACTTTTCAGGTAATGCGGTTGGAATCTTATTCAATAGGACTTCATTTGCAATGCAGGGTAAAGCGCAAGAGGTAATAATATACGACTCCGACGAAACTGCCAACCGCACAGGTATTGAAACCAACATCAACACCTTCTATAACATATTCTAATGAACGGCTACATCATTGTTTTACCTGAAGGCGTTTTATCTAGCGAGCAACGCGCGGAACGAATCAGCCGCGAACTCTACTGCGTGACCGCACCACTTGCCACACAAGAACCCTACCAACACGATGGAAAGGTATTCGCTAGGGTGGAACATCCTGACGGGGTGCAGTTCGCTTTGCAGGTGGATACAGAGTACAATATACCCGTGAGTCCATTGGCGACGCTAGAACGGCTTATATCGCTTATGACGGAACTCACAGAAATCGAAGTGCGGCAGCTTTCTAGCTACGTTCTTAATTCGCAATCTTTCCCGTTTGGGGCAATCGTTCCGAGTACTACAACGGTAAGGACATACGAAGAGATGGTTGAGCTAGGTTGGTTTCCTGAAGATCCCGAATCATGAGCGAACTCAATAAGCTACTAATAGCGTTTTCAGATGATATCCTCAAGAGCGCAAAGCGTCATCTTGGGGGAAGACGTATCGGAAAGAATAAGAACTACGGGGTCGCTTCGGGTCAGCTTAAGCGGTCGCTATCTTATAAGATTCGAGTACGTGGAAACGATATACGAGAGGTCACCTTCGGAGCTAAAGGGAAGGCGGCTAAATACGCGCCCTTTATCCATTTTGGAGTCAACGGAACACAGAAGAACCAGAAGTCGCCCTTTACGTATAGGAAGCAACCTCCGTCGTCTGTCTTTGTCAAGTGGATAAAGCAGAAAGGAATTAAGCTCAGAGATGAGAAGGGACGCTTCAAGAAACAAAGCGAGAGCAACATCAAATCCGCAGCTTTCTTAATAGCTCGCTCGGTAAAGAAGCGCGGGATCGTCGGGCTTAGGTTTTACGAGAAAGCCTATGCAGCGGTTTCGAAGCGATATGAAGCCAAATTTGGGGATGCCGTAGCCGAGGATATAGCGGGCAAATTGAAAGCAAAACTAGGAAACATTACAATCTCTAACTGATGGCTGAATTTAACCAGACTCCCTCCGGGCTTTGGAAACCCGCAGGACAGAAGCTCATCTTCGATATGATTGAGCAAGGCACGGTCAACGATGCGTATCGCTATGTTATAACGGTGCTTGAAAATGCCGTGCAAATTGGAAAGTTCTACATTACTCCCAATGTACTTGATACCGGAGTTTTTGACTTGGGGGAAGTTGTCCGGGGACGGTTAGCGGTAGACCCTAGAAAGTACGGATTGACAAACGTAATCCACTCGCTAAACAATAAGGCTTTTACAAAATCGAACGGCAATGTCAACAAGTATACTGTTGAGCTTCGATATTGGAACGGAACAACCGAGTCTGCTCTTGAAGACACTCAAGATATTTGGCTTATCGACGGATACGAACAAATAAGCTCGGGACTAGACCCGTCTTTTTCGGATTACTATGGAACGGCTTCAACGAAGAAGTTTTGGTTAACCGATAGAGAGCCTGAGAGCAACATAATTAACATAACGGCGGGCATTGAAGACACGGGTGTTTTAACCTTTATAAACACCGATGATACGGGTTCTCTTGTGGACGCAATTCTTATCAATATATATTCCGCTGACGGCTCAACAACGGATACGTTAGGCTACACTATTAACACCACAAACGGAGCGGTTCTACCTAGCGCATCCGCTACCACATATTACTATGGAACGCTTTTATATGGAAGCTTCTTCCCTGCCTCGCTTACCGCGCTTACAACGAAGCTCAATAACATTAGCGGAGGTTGGCTTTATTACGATGTAATTCCGACGGGATCATCTGTGCAAAAGGGGAACGCCTACCGATTTACAAACAACTGCCGACCCGTTAAAAATACATCCGTTCAGCTCGGTTGGGCAAATACTCGGGGCGGTTGGGATTACCTCCGTTTCGATGGTCGTAAGCTTAAGACTGTAACCCGCGAAGAGAAGACATACCGAAAGCAAATAGGAGACTACAGCGCGGCTTCATTTAGCTTAGGAGCAACCGACAGAGAAATCACACCCTATCAAGTAGAGGCCAAAGAGATGTATCAACTCAATGGTATTTTGACCTCTGAGGAATACGAGCTCTTTCAGTATTGTTTCCGTTCAAAGAATATCATGGCGCGTATCGATGGCTTTTGGATTCCTGTCACTTTGAAAGAGTCCTCTCTTCAGGTGGAATCGGATACAACGTCCAAGGTCTACATCGCTACCATTAACGTCGAACTAGCTCAAATTCTCCGATGCTAAGATTAACCCTTGCAGACAACGATATCGAGCTTTATCAAAACGAGCCGGTTAACCTCTCGTATCAATTCAGCGACCTCCAAGAAATAAACTCTTCACGCGCGAATTTCTCGCAGACTTTCCGCGTCCCTTTAACGGGAAAAAATCAGGACTACTTTGGTGCGGTCAATGAGCTTGGAATTATCCCGACTTGGAATCCAAAAACCAAAGTCAAGGCAGAACTTTCGTACAATACGATTCCAATCATGCGGGGCTTTGCCCAAGTGAAGAACGTATACATTCAAAAGGGGAAATATGCCGACGTTGAACTCGTGGTATTTGGAGAGACGGCAGACCTTTCGCGGGATGTTGGAGACGGGATGCTTTCCGATGTGGATTTGAGCGCATTCAACCACACTCTAAACGCTACAAATATTGCTTTGAGTTGGGCGGGTGGGCTTTCATCGGCGAATATCCGTTACGGAATCGTCGATAAATGGAGGAACTGGACAAGCGAAACTATTTGGTCAACTACTAACCTACTCGAACACGGAGATTTCACCCCGTATCTTAGAGCGTCCAAGCTCTTTGAAACCATTTTAACGGAGGCGGGCTACACCTACGACTCTACGTTCTTTAGTTCTAACCTTGATGACTTATATCTGTTACTGAATCGAGGTAATCGTTCACCAATTGGAGTTGATGCAGACCAACCCGCAGCGAATGTCTTTAATATTGGCCTGCCGTCAAATGCTACACTATACAATAGCGACGGGCCAGAATTAACAGAGTTTTCGGAAACCACCCCTTTCTTTGATACAGGAAGTAATGTCACCGCAGGCGGTACTTTTACCGCCCCGTTTCGAGCTTACTACACCTTCCGAGCTGTTATTACCTACGAGGTAGCAAGCGGACATTTTTTGACAATGGGCAGCATTATAAACGGAACAGCTCAAGTCTCAGGAGACCAAGCGTGGTGGCCTTTTATTGTTAGCGAAACGGGGAACAACTCAGTCGAATCAACATCTCAACCTATACTTTTAAACTCAGGAGATACGTTTAATCTGGGTTTTGACATGAGCGACAACGGGCATCCTGTCACGTTTGTTGGAACGAATGCTTTCGGGGGAGGAGGTACATCGCTTGAGTTAATTGATATCACAGACCCCCTTTCCGGTCAGACGGTAGATATCGCGGGCAATATGCCCGAAATGAAGAAGATAGACTTCATCTCTGGACTTCAGAAGATGTTCAACCTCGTATTCATTCCCGACCGTAACAACTCCAAACACCTCTACATTGAACCGCTTGGGGACTACCTCGCATCCGGAGAGAAGATAGATTGGACGAATAAGATTGACCTTTCCAAAGACATCCAAGTCGAGCCGACTACAGACCTCCAAGCAAGGACGTATGAATGGACGCATTCGAACGGAAAAGACTTGGTGAATGATCTCGTTCAAAAGAACGCCTCACGGACGTATGGACGGTATCGGGTGAATGACCCAGAGAACGACTTTGCATCGGGAACGAAGAAGATTCAAACGGCATTTGCTCCTCATGTTGTTTCGTATATCCCCGGCACGGACTACGCCATTCATCGGATGCTTGCGGATACCGTAAACGAAGACAAGACTATCAAAGACCCGCTTCCTCGTTTGGCGTTTTGGAACGGAGGCGAGTCGGGCGTTGTTAACTATTACAACGACGCAAACACAGCGGGACTTTCTACCACGCTTTATCCGATGCTCTCGCAGTTCTCTGCGTCTTATCCAACGGTAGGGGATGAAGACCTTTCCTTCGGTGTAGAGCGACCCTTCCACCGAGTACAAGCAAACCCCGTAAATACGCTGTATTACAAGTACTGGATGCCTTGGGTCAATGAGTTGTATTCGTCCGACGCTCGTATCGTCACCGCTTACTTTAGGTTGACAGCTTCGGAGATTGCGACCTTCAAGTTCTCTGATAAGATTTTCATAAAAGACACGTACTTCAGAATTCTGAGCCTATCCAACTACGATCCCACAACAGAGAATATCGTGCAAGTTCGATTGGTGAAGATTCTCGGAGCAATTCGGGATTGCTATTACATCCCCGTTTCAGCGGATAAGAACGGACAGATTTCATTCAGCACCCCAACGGGTTCAACTGTGACCTCTGCAACTCGTGAATGCTGTGAGCGTTATGGGTATGTATTTGACGACTCAGGAGCTACGTCACGCTGTTTTCAAAACTTACCGCAATGAGGAATTTAGACAATCATCGTTATATAGGAGAGGCGATTCAATTGCTACAAGCCAAAGGAGAAAAAGCCCCGCTTCCGTGGTGGGTAAAGCCTTTGGA